GCAGCCAGAAGCAGTTTTCCAAAACTGCCATGAAAACGAAGTCCAAAAACAGGCGCCGACCCATGCGTGGCGGCATCCGGCTATAGATGCCCTGCTACAAGCCTCTGGACGCCTACAGGGCGCCCGGAGGCGGCATTACCTTCGACAGAAGGGAATCTACAGGGGTAGCCCTCAAGCTTCCCTGTAACGGCTGCATAGGATGCAGAATAGACCGCTCACGCATGTGGGCGGTTCGCATTGTGCATGAGGCCCAAATGTGGCCTCAAAACAGCTTTATCACGCTCACTTACCGTCCGGAAGACCTCCCCCAGGGCGGCTCCCTTAATGTCGAGCATTACCAGCTGTTCATGAAAAAGCTAAGAGCACGCAACACCGGCCACAAAATTAGATTCTTCCACTGCGGCGAATACGGAGAGAAACTCAGCAGACCCCATTATCATGCAATCCTTTTCAATTACGATTTCCCCGACAAGAAAGTCTTCTCAGAAAAAAATGGAAATACAATCTACACCTCAGAATTATTAGAGGACATATGGGGAAAAGGTTTCTGCACCATAGGCGACGTAACATTCCAAAGTGCCGCATATGTGGCCCGGTACGTCATGAAAAAAATGACCGGCGAAAAAGCTGAAGAACACTATTTAAACGTAGACCAATACGGAGAGCTCCATAAATTAAAGCCCGAATACTGCACAATGTCCCGGCGCCCCGGCATTGGCAAAAAATGGTTCGACGAGTTCCGAGGAGATTTATACCCCGATGACTTCGTAGTTTTGTCTGACGGCAAAAAATACAAAGTCCCCAAATTCTATGACGACAAGCTAAAAGAACTAGACGCCGATCTCCACGAAGCGATCAAGCAAGCAAGAGTAGAGAGAGCCAAGCAGCATAAAGACAACAATTCCCCCGAACGATTAGCAATACGAGAAAAAGTGCAAAAAGCAAAACTGAAACTATTACCCAGAGAGTTAGAGGAGTCCTAACGATGTTTAATAAAATGTTCGCTGTTTTCGATCGTAAAGCCAAAGCCTTCCACCCTCCGTTTGTATTACCGAATTCCGACATGGCCGCCAGAACCTTTGCAGATTGTATCAACGACCCTAAGCACAACTACGGCGTGCATCCGGAGGATTACACGCTCTATCTGATAGCCTCATGGTCTCAAGAGACAGGCAGGGTCGACGGTTCAGGCGAATTGGAAATAGTCGGCAACGGAGTGCAATATATCCGGAACAGCGATAGCCCCGACGAAACACCAGACGAAACTCCCTCGGAGATCTAGACATGCCAAAGAATTTCAGCAACAAGAGCGTTATGAAGCACAACTTTTCGGAAGTACCGAACGTTGAAATACCGCGCTCGAGTTTCGACCGTTCACACGGTCTGAAGACAGCTTTTGATGCTGGATACCTAATCCCGATACTCGTTGACGAGGCATTACCCGGCGACACCTTCACGTGCAAGATGACCGCGTTCTCGCGGATTTCCACACCGATCTTCCCAGTGATGGACAACATCATTTATGAGACGTTCTTCTTTGCAGTCCCCAACCGTCTGCTTTGGGAAAATTGGCAACGGTTTATGGGAGAACAGGACGACCCCGGCGATTCGATCGACTATCTTGTACCCGTCCTAGAAGACCCCGGCGTAGGCGGATTCGTAGAGGAAAGCCTCGCAGACTACATGGGCGTACCGACGAAAGTCGCCGGAATTCAACCCAACGCACTACCGTTTCGTGCGTACAGTCTCGTTTACAACGAATGGTTCCGCGATCAGAACCTGCAAGACAGGGCAGGCAATCGACAAGATGACGGCCCGGATGCACCTGGCATCTACCAGCTGCAGAAACGTGGCAAGCGTCATGATTATTTCACCTCGGCATTGCCGTGGCCGCAGAAAGGCGAATCTGTCCAACTTCCGATCGGTTCGGAAGCACCCCTCAGAGGCATTGGTGTCTCACTGTCAACCAACTTCACCGGCGTAGGCGCCGGTATAGACAACGTACACGAGTACGGACAAGACACTGAGTATCAGTCGTTCTACCCCGAAGGCGGGAGCGGTTTAATCTACGTCGAGGAGGACCCCAACGTAGCCGGATCTCCCCGCATGTATGCGGATCTAAACGAGGCCACAGCCTCCACGATCAACGAAATCCGGCAGGCATTCCAAATCCAAAAACTTCTCGAGCGAGATGCTCGAGGAGGTACCCGTTACACCGAAATTGTGCAATCTCACTTTGGCGTCACCTCCCCCGACCAGAGATTGCAACGTCCCGAATACCTCGGCGGTGGTTCTTCATACCTCAACATCAATCCAGTGGCTCGCACGACAACGGTCAGCGGCACAGACGCATTAGGAGATCTAGGTGCATTCGGAACAGCGGTTCTCAACAATCACGGATTTTCCAAATCCTTCACTGAGCACTGCATCATTCTCGGACTTGTTAGCGTGCGAGCAGATCTCACGTACCAGCAGGGACTTAATCGTATGTTCCTGCGCTCCACCCGGTATGATTACTATTGGCCCAGCCTCTCCCATATCGGAGAACAGGCCATCACCAATCTGGAAATATATGCGCAGGGTTCATCAGCTGACGATGACGTCTTTGGGTATCAGGAGCGTTATGCTGAATACCGCTACAAGCCCTCACAGGTTACCGGTGTTTTCCGTTCTAATCATTCCGCATCACTCGATGCGTGGCACCTCTCTCAGGAATTTGCTTCGTTGCCTGCGCTAAACGATACCTTTATCGAGGAGAATCCCCCGATGGATCGGGTAATCGCAGTAACAGACGAACCGGACTTCATATTCGACGCACACTTCCAAATGCGCTGCGTTCGTCCGATGCCGCTCTATGGCGTACCCGGCCTGATTGACCACTTCTAATGGGATTCCTCGGAGACTTCGCGTTAGGTGCCATCGGCGGTATTGCCGATGGCATCTTCGGTTCAAAATCAGCACAGAGGAACCGCAATTGGCAAGAAAGAATGAGCAACACGGCCCACCAAAGAGAGGTTGCCGATCTCAGAAAGGCTGGTCTAAACCCTATACTGTCAGCATCGCGAGGTGCCTCGACGCCCTCTGGAGCGACGGCACAAGCCAATCTAGCCTCCAGCGCCAAACAAATGGCGATGGTTCGAAAAGAGCTCAGTCTCATGAAAGAGCAAGCGAACCTTACGAAACAAAAACAAAACACGGAAATTGCAACCCAGTTAAAACTGGGTCAGGACACAAACACCGCCCGGGCGGTAGAACAGGAGATCCAAGCCCGCACCCCGAAGTACCAGGGCGAGATCCAACGCATCGCACTCGGTAACGATCTGCTAGAGATCGACAAGAAAATTCGTCGCAATATCCTGACCGGCTCAGAAGTAGCCGCCGAAGTGGCTAAATGGGCGCAGAATTCAATGCGCACCCTAAAGGCCAGTGGCCGCACACCCGACGAGGCCGTTGCCGATGTCGCAGAGATGCTTGACCGCATCGAAAACATTGCAGGAAATTTGCCCTACAAATTCCTGACAAAAGAATGGCTATCCAAGATGGCCAGAAAAGTATTCCCAAAAGGCACCTTCGGAGACTAGAAAAATGGCTGTCGAAAAAATCGAGTTAATTACCCCTCAGCAAACCCGCCGGCGCGTCAAGACGCCTGTAGGCGGAAAAAGCATGGCCAAGCAGGCCTTTAAGCAAGAGTGCGATATAAACAATATCGTCAATCAGTTCCGAAAAAATCGGACTGTAAGTCACCTCAACAACGCCCAGCCGCGATATGGATTCGCGCCTGCAGTCGAGCTGCGTGAAGCGCTAGAGATGGTGGCGCATGCCACCGAAAACTTCGAACACCTGCCCGGTGATATCCGGCGGGAATTCGATAATGATCCGATCAAATTTGTCGAATTTGTCGAAAATCCCGAAAACGGCAAGGCCCTCGTGAAAATGGGCCTAGCGGACCCCCGCCCTGCCGAACAGAGCGGCGAAGCCGCGACTGGCGCCGAAGGCGCCGCAGAACCCGCTCCCACAGATGGTGGGGCGGAGTAGTACAGTTAACATTACTTGATGTTAACTGTACGGACTGACAGGATACTACCTGCCCCACTCACGTGGGGTTTTCAGTCCCACCGAGCCATAGCGAGGTAACAACATGAAATTTCGGCAAAAAGTAAACAAAAAGCGCAGCCAGAAGCAGTTTTCCAAAACTGCCATGAAAACGAAGTCCAAAAACAGGCGCCGACCCATGCGTGGCGGCATCCGGCTATAGATGCCCTGCTACA